GTGATACCTACGTTGGTGTGACCGTGGCGGATGGTTCGGCGCTGGTGCGTGCTGTTAAGGTGAGAGTCCAAAAGCATTTCAGCCGAGCATTCAAAGAAGACAAGGCATGGACACTGTGCCAGACCATACGAGACAATCCAAATGGAGACTGGCGCTACGAGGTGCTAGAGGTGGTACGTGGTCGCAAGGCAGCGCACCAAAGGGAAAGAACACTGATAGCTGAGAGACAAGCAACGCTGAACACCTTTTGAAAACAGAAGTACTCATAAAACGAGAGAGCCGAAAACAAAAACACTATATGGTTCGAAAAAAGGAGTTCTCTATGAATGGTATACCTTATCAAAAGGATCATTGAGCTCTCTCCATGACTAACAGAATTTTTTTCCTCCGGTAAATTTCGAGTTCATCCAGAGAGTTGTCTCAGAATTTTTTTCCGGTAAATATCGTTACCACCATGAAATTGAGTACTTTTTCATTATTGCCTTTACTGTGGTTATCTGTTACAATTGAGTTATATCTTAGAGAGGTTATCGTATGTCAAACAAAGTTATAAGAGATGGTAAAGTAGCGGTTCTGTATTCACCTGGTTTCGGCGCAGGTTGGTCTACTTGGAACATGTATCCAGAAGGTCGGGACTCTCCGTTGTCCGAATTGTTATTTGATTCGGTCATAGTGGATTTTGTTCTGAATAAGCCAGAGAACTGGTTGCAAGGTATAGAGGCTTACTGTGAATTAGTATACCCCGGTGCTTATACTGGTGGTGCATCCGATTTAGAGGTAATGTGGATACCTGCCGGAAGCCAATTCTTGGTTGAAGAATATGATGGGTCGGAATCTGTGGTTCTGATGGATGAAATGAAATGGATTGTGGCATAATGCCTAAGTGGTTGCGTGATTGGTTAACTGATTGGTTACCCACCATTTTGTTGATAGTGGTTATTGTATCCGTATGGGTCTACCTATTGACTTATGTGGTGCCAATGCCTAAATGAGGATGATATGAAAACGATTTATGATTTGGTTATGGAAGCTGAGTTTACTGAGGCAGATATGACGAAGCGAAAGGATAACTTCCTACGCTTGGTTGATTTGATCGTACTGGAGTGCGCTTTGGTCGTACGGAATGAAGGTCGGTTTCTCAAGTATGATGAACTGGCGGAACGTGTCAAAGCACGGTTTATGGTGAAATAATGGAAAAAAGTTTTAATAAGAATGTAGAAGGCGTCATTGAGGCCGTGGCACTATGGCATGATATTTCTAGGGAAGAAGTGATTGCAAATTACTGGGGCGAGGTTGATTCTTGTCTGGAGTTGCTTAAAGATTTGGAGACTGTAAATGAATGAACGAATTAAACAATTAGCCGAGGATGCTGGATTCAGACCCTCTCCTTTCGGTATCTATGACCGAAACCAAGCCTTTGATATTGAAGGGTTTGCCGAAGATATTATTCGGGAATGTATTGAGGCCACTGGTAATTGTGCTGGTACTGGTGATATGATTAAAGAACATTTTGGAATGTAATATGAAAAGATTTTTAGAACCCGCATTTATCGAAGGTTTATTAATATTTTTTGTTATACAACCTCTTATATTTTTTATAGGTGTTGGAGTATTTCTTCACGCTATATACCAATCAATTTTAGGATAAATTATGAATACTATTGTAAAAGATATGGCCAAAGAAGCCGGATTCGTTTTCTGGAAAGATGAAGAATGGGGACCTGGTAAAGGCAACATTGACTGGTCGTCCAACTACGATGTTGAATTTCAGAAATTTGTGGTAATTCTGACCGATTACTATAAGCAATTGCTCATAGATAATGGTTATGATGATGCAGCGGAGTACCTATGAGTCACTTATCTCTTATTGGAAGACCTTATGTTGTATTTGATCCTGAGAAAAAACAACATAGGTTGTGGTATTATGAGTTCGTGAAAAAATCTACATGGGGTCATTGTCCTGTGAGGTTTCTGGTACCTGAAGACCAAGGTGATATCATTACCATGATTCAGAGAACATTGGTTAAATACTATGTGAATAAGGAATTTAAATGAACGAACAAGAATTATCATTCTGGAGTTGAATGGTGGATATTGATTTAATTATCTTTATTGCAGTAATAGCTATCACCTTTATTGTGATAGCATTGGATGAACACAACGGTGAAAAATAGAAAGACTTGAATATGAACGAATGGGATAGAGATAATCTAAATTTTATTATGTCTTGCTCTGATGATGACTTTAAAGCATGGTTTGACCAAGCTACAGAGGATGATATCACTTATGCTCTTGAATTGATTGTTCAGAGTCGTGGTGAATTGCTCGAGCAGGAGTTTGAGGTACATAACCGAGAATCGGAGCGCCTCATGTTAAAACACGGAAAGTATCCGGAAGCCTCGGCAATTCTGAGTAAGTTTCTGTTAAAAAGTGCTTGACAAGACCATGCAAGGTACCATATAATGGCGGTGTTGACCGATGAGGAAGCTAATAGAATCTTAAGCCAAATGATAGAGGTATTTGGAGACCGGTTGCCGGATCCAGAACATTACCCTTTGGCATTCGAATATTACGTTAAGTTGTATAGAAAATTTTATATGGAAGAAAATAATGAGAATAGCAGTAGCGTCTGATATCCACTTGGAGTTCGGACCAATTGAGTTGGAGAACACTGAGAATGCCGAGGTACTAATACTATCTGGCGATATCTGTGTGGCTGCCGAGTTACATGGAGTGAAAGAAGTTGAGAAAACTGTGGTCGACCGATTCGATAGGTCTAAACACATCCACAATTTCTTTCAGACATGTTGCAAAAACTTTTCTCATGTGATTTATATAATGGGTAACCACGAACATTATCATGGTGACTTTGCTAATACGATTACTGAGTTAAAAGAAAAACTTGGTTATTTGGTTAACTTGCATATTCTGGACAAAGAAATGGTTACTCTCGGTGGAATTAAATTCATCGGTGGTACTCTTTGGACTAATATGAACGATGAAGATCCGGTAACACTAAGTCATATTCGTGGAGTGATGAATGACTTTAAACAGATTGCCGATTCTAGAGCACCAGTGCATTATAAGGACTTAGAAGGCAAGTATCGGACACGCACCGGACAGTTTTCACCAATTGCTTCGGTAATTGACCACAAAGAAATGTTGCATTTTATTCGTGGCCAGGTTGATGAAAATCCGAATAGTACGTATGTAATTTGCGGACACCACTCACCGAGTAAGGTGTCCACACATCCAAGGTATCAGACAGAGAAAATTATTAATGGTGCTTATTCATCGGAATTGTCGGAGTTTATCTTAGATAGACCACAGATTAAATTGTGGACTCATGGACACACACATGATAGATTTGACTACATGATTGGTGGTTGCCGAATTGTTTGTAATCCTCGTGGTTATATTCACTATGAACAACGTGCTGATGAATTTAGTTTGCAATTTGTTGAGGTTTGATGTACAATGTGGATATATACTACATACATTTAAATTTTTATAAAGACCTATGTTACATTCATTAAGACACGGCGAGTATACGGAACAGTCCACAGTATGTGGCTGGATTAGCTCACGCCCAGCATTATTGGATAATAGGCTAGGGGTTTTGTAAAAGTTTAAATTTAAAAGTTTACCGCAACAAAACCCCAAACCTAAAAAGTTTGGGGTTTTTTGTTTGGTGTTGTTTTTATACAACACTGATGGTTGCCAAAATACGTGGTTGTGTTACAATTCATGTATGGATTGAGAAATCAATCAAAAAAATTCTATTCGTATTTACGTGTAGAGTATGTTCTTTAACAATGTAAATTTTGGTTTTGCTCGGCTCGTCTATCGGTTTAGGACGCTAGCCTTTCACGCTGGAAAGACGGGTTCGATTCCCGTGCCGAGTACCATAATAAAATTTATTGCGTTGACAAGTCCATTAGGGGACTATACCAAATAACGGGACGGCGGTCTCCGGTTTAGGTATACTCATGATAGCCGCTACGATGGTGATGGATAGCTTGTACGTAATGACCGCACACAGCGCAGGATCGCAGCCTGTGAAAAGTAGGTGTGAATGGTTCGCAGTAAATTTTATTATGGTAATATTGTTGGGGATTAGCTTAGTCTGGCCTAAAGCAGCGGACTTTGACTCCGTTATCACTGGTTCGAATCCAGTATCCTCTGCCATTTTTTTAAGGAAAGTTATGAAGCGAAAATCAATCGCCAAGGAACGTAACTGCTTCGTTCGTTTGGCTTTATTCCGTAAAGCAGGTGCTCATCGCAAGTCTAATAAGGCAATGCGTAAAGCACAAAAACAAATACCTGTGGAGGTATAACTTAACGGTTAAAGTAACTGGCTTTTAACCAGTAAATCAGAGTTCGATTCTCTGTGCCTCTACCATATAAAAGCATTCTTGTCAGCACTGTGGGAAGCGCAGATAGACAATACTAGAACAAGGTTCGAATCCAAACAAGATTGCTTCTATATGGTATTATGCAGATGTTAGTTTAGTGGTAAAACCTCGGGTTGTGATTCCGATATCAAGAGTTCAATTCTCTTACGTCTGCCCAATGGGTTGGGATATTTCAATTGGTTAGAATCAGGTCCCCTGAAATGTGAGTTCGACTCTCACTCCCACCCACCAATTTTAGGTCTTAAAGTGTTCATGGACGCACGATGGCTTGTCACGCCATAAGAGTGGGGATCGTTACCCCCTAAGACCGCCAAATGCCGAGGTAGCTCAGTGGTAGAGCAGTGTCTTGATAAGGCATTGGCCAAGAGTTCAATTCTCTTTCTCGGTACCAAGTTAATGGAGATGCCGCCGTAATGGTATGGCAGGGGACTGTAAATCCTCCGACTTATGTCACAACAGGTTCGATCCCTGTCATCTCCACCAGAATCCAGCTAGGGTAACGCTTAGCTACTGTGACCCACAGGAAGTGAAGTAAGTTCGTAACTTACGGGTGGTAGTCTTTAAACCAAAAGGCCGCTGGCAATGCGTTAACGGTTCCTGTCGGGAAGCGGGTGGAAGGTACGTGTGAGGGGTATGATAGCGTCATATCTTTTTGTACTATAATTACCGCCGAGGAATGCAGAGCAATGGGGGATTAGTGATAATGGGAGCACATGTGCTTTGCAAGCATGAAGTGGGAGTTCGATCCTCCCATCCTCCACCATTTTGGGTCTTTAGTAAAATGAATATTACACAACGCTACGAACGTTGAAGTGGGAGTTTGATTCTCTCAAGACCCTCCAGATTTTGCGGGTAAGCACAAGGTGTGTCGCCAGCCTTCCAAGCTGTGCAGTTGGAGTTCGATTCTCCATACCCGCTCCAGTTTTTCTCGGTGTAGTTTAATGGCAGAATTCGTGGTTTGGGACCATGAGATGGAAGTTCGATTCTTCCTACCGAGACCAAAGTTTTATTCTCCTATAGCTCAGTTGGTAGAGCGTTTGACTGTTAATCAAAATGTCCGTGGTTCGAGCCCACGTAGGGGAGCCAATTTGCCGACTTAGCACAGTGGTAGTGCAATCGCCTTGTAAGCGATAGGTCATCAGTTCGAATCCGATAGTCGGCACCAATGCGCTTGTAGCTCAATGGTCAGAGCAGGGGACTCATAATCCCTTGGTTGGGGGTTCAAATCCCTCCAAGCGTACCAAATGTTTCTCCCTAGTGTAATGGCAGCACGCCGGTCTCCAAAACCGCCAGTAAGAGTTCGAGTCTCTTGGGGGATGCCAAGCAAGTGTGGTGTAATCGGTAGCCACAGCAGACTTAAAATCTGCCGCCTGTAACGGGCGTGCCGGTTCGATTCCGGCCACTTGCACCAAATTTAGCGGGTTACGTCAGTGGTCAGACTATTAGGCTCATAACCTAAAGGACGGAGGTTCGAATCCTTCACCCGCAACCAATTCTGGCGTTAGTATAACGGATAATACAGTTGCCTTCTAAGCAATCAATAGAGGTTCGATTCCTCTACGCCGGACCAATGCCTTGTTATTTCAGTGGTAGAATGTCTCTTTTACACGGAGAAGGTCGGCAGTTCGAATCTGTCACAAGGTACCATAAATATTCGGACATATAGCACAGCGGTAGTGCATCTCCTTCATACGGAGCAGGTCAGTAGTTCAAATCTACTTATGTCCACCAAATTGCCCCGGTGACGGAATTGGTATACGTGTTGGTCTTAGAAGCCAAATTTTAGGAGTTCGAGTCTCCTCTGGGGCACCAAATTATGTGCGTGTGTAGCTGAATGGTTAGGCAGCGGATTGCAAATCCGTATTATGCAGGTTCGATCCCTGTCATGCACTCCAATATAGGAAGTTAATATGAAACATATAGACATTGCAGAAGTGAAGGCATTTATAGATGTTCAATCACCACAAACCAAAATTTACATTGGTGCAGACTCAGAACGTTTTAAAGTTGGGGGCATTTGGTTTGCAGATTATACGCTTGCTGTTGTTGTGCATATTGATGGTTGTCATGGTTGCAAAATCTTTGGAGAAGTTCAAAGAGAGAGAGACTATGACCAAAGAAAAAACAAGCCTTCAATGCGCTTGATGAATGAAGTATATAAAGTCTCTGAGTTGTTTCAGAGACTTAAAGAAGTATTAGAAGACCGCATTGTTGAGGTACACTTAGACATTAATCCAAACGAAATGTATGGAAGTTCTTGTGTCGTACAACAGGCAATTGGTTATATTAAAGGTACATGTAACGTGACACCTTTGGTTAAACCAGGAGCATTTGCGGCTTCATATGCAGCTGACCGCATGAAAATGTTGTTAGCTGCTTAAGAAATGGGTGTTGATGCAGCGGGGATGGTCCTGCGACTGGCCTTGAAAACCAGGTTCTGCTGAAGAGGCGGATGGGGTTCGACTCCTCCGACACCCGCCAATAAATAATAGTAATATGAAAATTACCGAAGTTTCTACAGTTTATGGTATGAATAATACCGAAAGATTGGTCACACAGTATGTGAAGACCAAATATGATATTGGCAATTCAACTCTTGATGTTGTCAAAATG